TGGTCGTCCGGAACGGGCCGCGCGGCTCAAGACTGCACACTCTGGAGGTTCCGTTCAATGACTGATCTCACCACCGTCTCCCACCGTCTCCCACTGTCTCCGGCGCCAGTCCCAGTGTGTGTGTCTCTCCCGGAGGGAGACACGAGACACACACACCGCTCCGACCGTCTCCCGGTGGAAGCGGTCCGCGATGGAACCCCGCTGCCCCCGCCCGTCGGCGCGAACGCCGAACCCGGCGACCTCTACGGCCCGCCGCAATGACCGAAACCATCTACCAGCAGCTCGTCACCGAAACCGCCCAGCATCCGCTACCATCAGCCCCAGCAGCATCCCGGGAGGACCAGATGAGCTTGGCCACCATCGAGGCAGGCATCCGCGAAGCCATGACCGACGTCGAGGCGAAAGTCCGCACCATCGTGGACGAGCACCTCCCCCAGCTCGCCGACGCCGCCGCCGAAGCCGAGAACGACCCCATCGCCCAGGCCCTCGAGTCGGCGCTGCTCGGGCCCGAGGACACCGCCCTCGTCGCCTCGTTCATCAAGCGCCTCGGCCAGCTCGGCTCCGGCGCTGAAAGCGATTCCCCGGCCCCGTCCGAGCCTGCCGAGACTGACGCACCGGCCGAGGTCCCGCAGCCTGTCGCCGCCGGCCCCAGCGTCGGCGGCACGGCAACCTGACCCCATGCGCCATCCGCTGAAGCGCTGACCCCATGCGCCGTCGCTGCACCTCCAAGCGCAAGGACGGCGGGCCATGCGGCGGAGCGCCACTCCGCGGCACCGACAAGTGCCGGATGCACCTCGGCAAGCGCACTGAGATCGTCAAGCTGGAGCACCAGGTCCGCGCCGAGCTGGCCCGCCTCGACGTCCCCCCCGTCGAGGACCCGCTCACCCAGCTCGCCGCCGTCACCGCCCAGGTGCTCGCCTGGAAAGACGCCTGGGCCGCCAAGATCAACGCCCTCGACACGCTGCGGTACGAGACCGAGGGTGGCGAGCAGCTCCGCGCCGAGATCGCCGTCTGGGAACGCGCCCTCGACCGGTGCGAGCGGTTCCTCACCGCCATGGCCCGCCTCGACATCGACGAGCGCCTCGCCAAGATCACCGAGACCCGGGCGACGACGATCATCGCTGTGTTCCTCACCGCCCTCGACGAAGGCGGCGTCGAAGGCGCCCAGCGCGACGCGGTGATCCGGGCCGCCGATCAGCAGTTCGCACGGCAGTCAGGCGTCATCCTGTAGGCGTGACCACGCTCGAAACGCGCACCTGGGCCGCCGCCCGCGCCCAGCTCCGCAAGGCCATCGAGCCGCCGCCCGGGCCGCAGGAATGGGCGGCCCGCCACGGCATCGACTTCTGGTCGGCGCAGCAGGCCATCGCCGACAGCGTCCAAGACGTCAAGCGGACCACCGTCCGCGCCGGCCACGCCGTCGGCAAGAGCTTCACCGCGGCCGTGCTGGCCTGCTGGTGGGTGGACACCCGGCCCAACTCGATGTTCATCACCACCGCCCCGACGTACGACCAGGTCCACGGCATCCTGTGGGAGGAGATCCGCGCGCTGCACGGCCGGCTGAAACTGCCCGGCGCGGCGCTGGCCACCGACGAGTGGAAGATCGGCGGCCGTCAGGTCGGCATCGGCCGCAAGCCCCCCGACAACGCGAAGGGCTCCGACTTCGACCCGGCCACCTTCCAGGGCTACCACCGCGCCGGCGGCGTGCTCGTCATCCTCGACGAGGCCAGCGGCGTGCCGGAGTGGCTGTGGAACGCCGTCGAAACGGTGACCACGACGGACAACTGCCGGATCCTCGCCATCGGCAACCCGGACAACCCCGGCTCGCACTTCGCGAAGGTGTGCACACCTGGCCACCCGGGCTGGGCGCAGCACAAGATCAGCGTGTTCGACAGCCCGAACTTCACCGGCGAGAAAGTGCCGCCGCAGGTCAGCGCCGCGCTGGTGACGCAGGCGTGGGAGTCGGACCGGCGCGACGAGTGGGGCACAGACGACTACAAGTACATCTCGAAGGTGCTGGCCGAGTTCCCGTCCGACCACCCGCGCCAGGTCGTGTCCGTCGCCGACCTGCTCGCCTGCCAGTTCCCCGACGTGCAGCCCGCGAGCGCGCTGCTGCCGGTGGAGCTCGGCGTCGATGTCGGCGGCGGCGGTGACGAGACGGTGGTGCGCGAGCGGCGCGGGATCCGGGCGGGCCGGCAGTGGACGCTGCGGTCGGACCGGCCGGAGGAGATCGCGCCGCTGGTGCTGCGCGCCATCACCGAGACCGGCGCGACGAGCGTGAAGGTGGACTCGATCGGCGTCGGGTTCGGCGTGATCGGGGAGCTGCGGAACATGCGGGCCCGCGGCGACCACCAGGCCGAGGTGCACGGCGTGAACGTGGCCGAGGCCGCGTCCGACCCGGTGAAGTTCGTCAATCGCAGAGCTGACCTGTGGTGGACCGTGGGCCGGGTCGGCAGCCAGGAACGGACCTGGGACCTGTCGCAGATGGAAGACGCCGAGCGGACGGTGGCGCAGCTCTTGCAGCCGCGCTACTTCGAGGACATCAAGGGCCGGATCCAGATAGAAGCCAAGGATGACATCCGGGAGCGGACCGGGGGCTCGCCGGACCGGGCTGAGGCGCTGCTGCTGGCGTACGTGGTGCCGCATGATCCGATGGGGAGCTATTTCGAGGCGATGACGTCTGGCAAGCTGCGCGGCTAACGCGGCTGGTACTGCCCGTTCGCTCGCCTGGCGCGTCCCTCGTTCTCGCGGCGCAGGTTCTCGGCCAGCGTGACTGGCTCAAGGTGTGCGGGATTCACGCACGCTTTCGACGTGCAGCCACGGTCCTTGACGTGGTCGATCGTCATGCCATCAGGGATCGGGCCGACCAGCAGTTCGTAGGCCCAGCGGTGGACGAGGAGCACGCGGCGCTTGACCGTGACGCGGCAGTAGCCTCCGGTCCCCGGCCGGCCCGTCCACAGCCAGCATGTCTCGGTCTTGCGCACGTGCGACCAGAACCGGGCGAGGTCGTCGCCCATGATCCGCTTGGTGAACATCGGGTCGCCGTGCCGTGCCCAGCGGGCGTGGTGCATCCTGCACCAGTCCTTGCAGCCGGGTGGCGCTGGCTTGGGGCATTCCGGGATCGCGCAGATAGGCTCGGCCATGTCGGCTCCTAGTAGCTGGCCATGCCCCCGGACCGTTCACGCGGTTGCGGGGGTCTTGTCGCTATCCTCTCAAACCCGCAGGCAGGACGTGGCTACTTGTGGCGTCTGGCACTATTGCGGCTGTAGGGTTCGCACAAGTCGCGGGGAGTCACCTTGGGCCAGCAGAACGGCAGCATCGCGCCCGGCAAGATCGACCGGGCGCTGCGCGAGCACCAGGCCGGCAACGAGGCGTCGTTCGCGAAGCTCCTCGGCCAGGCCGTCGCGATCGAGCTGGCGCAGATGCTCGGCCAGCTCCTGCCGCAGATGCCGTGGCGCGAGGATTGCTACTTCTGCATCGTGTCCGCACGCCAGATGGTCCGCGCCTACCAGGTGGCCGTGACCACCGCCGAGCAGGCCGCCGAGCCCGTGCCCGATCCGCCCGCCGCGCCGCAGGTGGCCCGCGCGGTCACCCACGTGCCGGTCACGCAGCTTGTGCAGACCCCGGCCGGGCCGGTGCCGGGCACGTGCGCGGTCCCGGCGTGCTGGGATCACGTGCAGGTGCAGGGTGAGGGGCCGCGGCCGACGGGGCTGGTTTTGCCGGATGGCCGGCCGATCGTCCACCGCGGCGGGTAGCCGTGGTCTGCGAGCCGTGCCGCCGCGATAATCACGGCATCTGCCCCGAGCGCATCCGCCAGGCGGAGCTGGCGCTAGCCGGAGCTGCTGGCACCGGGGACGCGATCACGCTCAGCCTGGCCGCGCCGACAGGCCAGCGGTGCGACTGCATGCACCAGCCGGGACGCGCCACCGTGCGGCCGGCGACGGACGCCCCGTGGCAGGTCGCGCCAGCGGACCTGATACAGCCCGGACGTGCCAGTGTCGCGCCGCGGTAACCGCAACCGCGGCCGCGGCAACGCCCTGGCCGTCAAGGCACGCCGCCCGCCCGCCAATCCTGGCGGGATCACCCTGACGGGCGACCAGCTCGCCGGCATACTGGCTGCCCAGCAGCGCGCCGGCCAGCTCGCCGCGCCCATGCCCCGCCCGGCCGCGTGGGCAAGCGATGCGTTCCCGCCCGGCACCCCCCTCACCCCCGCCCCCATCAACCGGCGCCGCGCCGACACCGGCCGCGCCGAGCCCCGCCTGTTCGAGCTGCCCATCAGCTCCAACATCAACATCGGCACCGCGCCTTACGTGCCCTGGCGGGTGCTGTCCGAAGCCGCGGACATGCCGCTGTTCCGCAAGTGCATCGAGCGCAGGAAGGGCATCTGCCAGCTCGACTACCAGGTGGTGGTGGACCCCAAGGCGGTCGCCCGTGAGGCGGCCGCCGCCGGGCAGCACGAAAAGGACGTCGAGTCGGCGATGCGGGACAAGTACGCGTCCGACATCGTCCGCGTCTCCGACTGGCTGCAGACCCCCGACGCGCAGAACGACCAGGAGTGGCCCGCGTGGACCGCGGCGCTGATGGAGAACCGCCTCGTCTACGACGCGGTCGCGGTCTACCCGCAGGTGTCCTACGGCGGTGACCTCCTGGCGCTCAGGGTCATCGACGGGTCGACGGTCAAGCCGCTGCTGGACGAGTACGGGGCGCGGCCAGCGCCGCCGTTCCCGTTCGCGCAGCAGATCCTGTACGGCTTCCCCCGCGGCGAGTTCACCGCCACCGTCGCCACCGACGACAACGGCAAGGTCATTCTCGGCGCGGACGGCAAGCCCGTCGTGCCCGGGTTCGCCTCCGACGAGCTGCTGTACGAGCGGACGATCTACCGGCCCAAGACCCCGTACGGCATGTCGGCCACGGAGATCGCCTTGCTCGACGGCATCTTGTGGATGCGGCGCATGGGGTGGCTGATGGCGGAGTACACCGAGGGCGTGTCCGGGGCGATGCTGGAAACCGGGCCCGAGACCGGCTGGGACGTGCCGCAGTGGGAGAACTGGCAGGCCGCGCTGAACGACCACCTCGGCGGGGTCACCGCCGAGCGGCTGAAGTGGTCGCTGCTGCCGCCCGGGGTGAAAGCCGTGCTGCCGCCGGAGGTCGCGGAGCGGTACAAGCCGGAGATGGACATGTTCCTGGTCAAGCTGGTGGCCGGGGACTACGGGGTGACCGCGACCGAGCTGGGTTTCCCCGAGGTCGGGTCGCTGGGCGCGAGCTTCCATGAGGGCGAGGAGGACGTGCTGAACCGGGTCACGCGGATCCCGGACGCGAACTGGGTGCAGCGGATAGCGACGAAGCTGTCCCGCCGTCACCTGGCCATGCCGAACGTGCTGATGGTGAAGATCCTCGGCCTGGAATCCGAGGACGAGGCGGCGGCGGACGCGGTGGCGCTGGCGCGGGTCCAGTCGGGCCGGATGACGCTGAACCAGGACAACGCCCGCCGCGGCGAGCCGGCGTTCGACTTCGCCGAGGCCGACATGCCGATGATGATCTCGGATCGCGGCCTGGTGTTCATCGAGGGCGCCAGCTCGCTCGCGCCGCCCGGGACGCTGATCCAGCCCGCGGCAGTGAAGCCGGGTGACCCGGGTGACAGCGCCAGCCAGAACGGCGGGCCTGGGCAGGCTGGCCAGCCGGACGGTGATGACGGTGACGGCAATGCCGTTACTGGAGGCCAGAAGCCTGGCCAGAAGCCGGGGGGTGCTGGCCGGGAGCCGAAGCCGGGCACCGCCAAGGCTGTCGGAGCCACCCTCGGCTACCAGGCCCACCAGGCCGCGATCCTGGCCAGGGCCATGACCGCCACCGAGGAGGAGCTGCCCGGCTCGGCCGCGGCCGAGATCGCCGGCTACCGGGAATGGGCGCGCAAAGGCGGCCGCCGCGGCGGGTTCGAGTGCAAGGTCATCACCAGGGCCGCAGCCCCGGCGCGCATGGCCGCTGACTCGCGGGTGCTGTTCAAGGACGGCACGGCTGGCGGCCCCCCAAAAGCGGCGGCCAGGGCTGGCCTGGCTGGCGCTGGGACCTCGAGCTGATGGCCGTCTACTCCGAACGCATCCGCCAGGCCCTCGCCGGAGCGTTCGACACCACCGCCCTCGCCGCGGCGTGGATCGGCCTGCACCCGAAAGGCACCGGCAGCGTGTCCCGCGCCGCGCTCGGACAGTTCCTCAGCCGCGCCCGCGAGGCCATCACCAGCGCCCTGCAGCGCGTGCTGGGCCGTCTGTGGCCCGAGGCGTGGGTGCTGGGCCAGAAGTCCGCTGAGGCCATCGTGGCGGGCCTGGAAGAGCCCGACTTGGGTACGTGGACGCCGGGCGACTACGAAGCCGCGCTCGAGGTCGCCGGGCCGGGCCTGCGCCAGCTCCTCGCCGAAGCCGGGATCCGGATCAAGTCGATCGCTGACTCGCGGCTCGAAGAGCTGTCCGGCGTGCTGGAGCGGACCCTCGCCTCGGATGAGACCACGCGGGAGATGAACGGGCCGAAGCCGGTCACGCTCTCGGTGCAGTCCCTCGCCGAGCAACTGGAAGACGTGCTCGACAACCCGTCACGGGCGGAGCTGGTGGCGTGGACGGAGATCGCGCGTGCTCAGTCGTCGGCGGCGCTGCGGGAGTATGCCGAGTCGGCGGTCGAGCGGGTGGAGTGGTCGACGGCGGAGGACGACAAGGTCTGCCCGGAGATCTGCGAGCCGAACCAGGCGGCCGGGCCGGTGCCGATCCATACGGCGTTCCCGTCCGGGAACCTGATGCCGCCCGGCCATCCTCGCTGCCGGTGCGCGCTGATCCCGGCGGCGCTGCCTGCCCTGGCTGGTGTGTCATGAGCCGCGTGAACTGCGTGAAGGTCCGCTACCGCGACAGGATCGCCGCACTGCTCGCGCTCACCCGCACCAGCGACGAGCGGCGGCCGAAGGCGGAGCGGCGCGCCTACCGGTGCCCGTACTGCCGGGGCTGGCACCTGACCAGCCAGGCGCGCGGGAGGGCCGCGTGATCCCTCACTGGCTGTCCGCGTACTGGGACTACATCGGGGGGAACGTCGCCGCTACCCCCGTCTGCGGCGCGCTGGCCGTCACGTTCACCGTCGTGTTCCGCAAGCCCATCGCGGCGTGGTGGCGCAGGCACTTCGGCGCGCAGGCCGACCTGCGGGACATCAAGAAGGTGGCTGAGGACGCGCGGACGATCGCGGCGGACCTGTTCGAACACCACGTAGGCCACGCGCACCACCTCGCGCCGCCGTCGAAGCCGAAGGAGCGCATGTGAAGGTCACAGCCGAGGCCAGGGCTGCCGCCCGCGCTGCCCGCTACGGCGAGCCCACCGACACCTACACGTGGGACATCGTCGTCGACAAGGTGATCGAGGCCATCGAGGCCGGGGAACCGAGGCTGGTGACGTGTGCGGCCTGCTCGGCCAGTTACGCGCCGCTGCCAGGGACTGACGTGCTGCCCGAGCACGACCGTGCAGGCAGCACGGGGCCCAGCAGGTGCCCCGGATCTGGCTGGGCCATCAAGATCGTTGGAGGACAGCAGTGAAGGTCACCGAGAAGCCGGACGGCACCGTCACCGTCGACACCGGCCGCGACGGCCAGGCGGCCAAGGCCACCTGGGACCGCGAGACCATCGCCATCGGCCCGCTCGCCAAAGCCGAACCAGAACAGCGCTACACCCTGAACGTGATCTACCCGGCCAACAAGGCCGACGTCGTCCGCGCCATGGACAAGCACCGCGACTTCGCCTCACCCGCCGTCGTCGAGAAAGCCGCATGGGACTACATGCGGAACTACCGCAACGTCGGCATGTGCCACACCCCCGAGCAGGCCGCGGCCGTCGGCGTCGAGCTGCTGCAGCAAGGCGCGGCCGACCTCGTCGAGTCCTACATCTACCGCGGCCCGGACTGGCCGGTGTCGGACGGCCTGCTCGTCAAGGCAGGGGACTGGCTGGGCGGTTTCGTCTGGTCCCAGCCGGCGTGGGACGCGATCAAGGCCGAGAAGCTCGGCGGCATGTCCGTCGAGGGCGGCGCGAAGCGGCGCAAGCCGTCCAAGCAAGCACTAGCGAACCTGAGGACCTGACATGGACGACACCGCCACCGCTGCCGCTGAGGACGAGCTGACCGAGTTCGAGATGATCGAGGTCGAGTCGATCAAGGCCGTGCCGATGGGCGCGAACGGCTTCGGTCACCTGATCATGAAAGGCATCCCCGGCACCGCCGCCGCGGCCGCCGGTGAGCTCGCCGACACCTCCCGGCCGTTCCCCGGCAACGAAGGCCAGCCGGCGCACATGCCGCTGACCGGGAAGCACATGCACGAGCACCAGGCCCACGGCGGGCCCGACGACAACGGCGACGGCCTGCACCAGCACTGGCACGAGCACGACGGTGACGCCGACCACGACCACGGCCACCAGGCGGACGGCGACGCGGGCAAGTCGGCTGAGGACCTGGCCGTCAAGGCCGTCACCCGCGGGAAGATCGACGAGGCCCCCGACATCGACCTCGGCCAGCAGATCATGGTGCTGCTCGGCAAGGCCATCGCGAACGAGGCCGACGAGATCGCCGCCGGGTCGTACGGCGAGACGTGCGACGTGGGGCTGCTGAACGACGCGGCCAGCATGATCAACTGCTGGATATCGCGGGAGTCGGCCCCGGCGCAGCAGGGCGCGTGGGATGGCGTGGTCATGGCCTCCGCCGCTCTCGCCGCCGAAGTGGCCAAGGCTCCGCGCGAGTTCACCGAGGCCGAGCGCAAGAAGCACGCCGCCGCGGGCAACGCCCTGCCCGACGGCTCCTACCCGATCCCGGACAAGGACGCGCTGCGGCGGGCCGCCATCCTGGCCAGGTCCGGGCACGGGAACGTGGCCGCGGCCAGGAAGCTGATCGCCCGCCGGGCGAAGGAACTCGGCGTGACCAACCCCCTCGACGACGACGGCAAGAGCGACGACGCGGGCAAGTCCGCGGTTGCGGAAGGCGAGACCAGCGTGCAAACTGACCCGGACGGCACTATCGCGAAGGCCGTCGAAGAAGCTGTGGCGAAGGCCACCGGGGCCTCAGAGGACCGCGTCAAGCAGGTCGAGGACCGGGCGGCAAAGGCGGAACAGCGCGTCGACCAGCTGGAGAAGCTGATCAAGTCGACACCCGTCCCTGGTGGTCCTGTCCTGTCCGCGAACGCGCGCCCGCCCGGCGCCGTCACCGCCGGCAGCGAGGACCTGGCTGCCAAGGCAGCGCTCTACCGGGCCAAGGCCGACGCGGCCGTAACCCCGGCGGACCGCGAAGGCTACCGCCAGCTCGCCCGCGAAACCGATGAGAAAGCCGCAGCTAAGACGGCCTGACTCTCCAGCCCGCCGGGCGCCTGAACCCCCTGGAGTGACCCGGCCATGCCCACCAAGCAAGACCTGTTCGGCGGTTCCCGTTCCGGCGTCTCGTGGGCGCCTGAGTACCGGACCAACAGCGAGCTGACGAAGGCGTTCGAGGAGTACATCAACGGCGACGACGGCATCGCCAAGTCGATCGCGCGCGCCGACGAGGGCCGCGACTACTTCCCCGGCAAGGGCCGGATCATGAAGGGTGTCCGGCCGCCGAAGGGGTTCGAGGACACCCGGCGGGCCAACCTCGACGCCCTGGAGCAGCTCACCAAGTCCGTGGGCTCCGAGCAGCTCGCGCAGATGTCGGCGCAGAT